AATTCGGATCGAGCAGTATTGCTCATTCGTTTTGGAACTGGAAAATCGCAATTAACAAGAACGGAAAAACTCGCAGTTGGAGATGAAGAAACGGCTGAATTAAGGTACATACGAGATGCGTGGACATATAATATGGACACGCGACCAACGGAATGTGGGGCCCCACTAATAGTAAGGAATACACAAATAAATCCCGGTAAAATATGTGGAATTCACGTTGCTGGAATGCAGGGAACTGGACAAGGATTTGCAACACCAATCTATCAAGAAGACGTGTTAAAGATTTTGTCCTTATTCCCTGAGGAAAAGCAATTTGAACAACGTATACGAACCCCACTATTAGAATACCCGCGAGAACAGAGTCAGGTCCCTGAGCATTGTGAATTCATAAGGCTCGGCGCTGTTGAAAGACCTGTGGCACAACCAGGCAAGTCGAAGATCGAACCCTCTTTGTGCTATGCATCGATAACCCCCCCAAAAACAAAACCATGTGCATTGAGACCAGTGACGATCGAAGGAGAAAGTTTTGATCCGAGAGCTTATAGAATAGGCAGGTTGGGGAATATACCCACTGCCATTTCTGAAGAACTAATAAGTTATTCGCGATCGGCTTTAATAGATGAAGTCTCTTCAATTCTTAAGAAAAACGATGAAACACAGAATGCAAATATTAAAAACTATTATACATTCGAAGAAGCAGTCAAAGGAATTGAAGGAGAACCATTTATTCAAGCGATAAAACGGAATACGTCACCAGGATACCCATTTGTACATATGAAAGGCTATGAAAATAGGAAAAATTTCTTTGGAAACGGCGAAGAATATGATTTGAGTTCAAGACAATGTCAGCATTTGAAATTGAGAGTTAATCAAATAATAGAAAATGCGAAACAAGGAATTGTTCTGGATCATATCTTCATGGATACTTTAAAAGACGAACGAAAGCCCGTACATAAGGCACATAAAACACGCCTTTTTGCGGCATGCCCCATAGATTATTTAATAGCTTGTAAACAATATTTTAATCCGATAGTTGCCCTTTTACAAAAGAATAGGAATTGGTGTCATATATCAGTAGGAACTAACCCATATTCGCAAGACTGGGACGAGATCGCTCGTTCTTTATTGCGAAAATCAGATCAGATGGTAGCAGGAGACTTTGAAGGCTTTGATGCTTCACAACATCAAAGATTATTAGAAGCCTCTGGAGAAGTATTGATAGAACTTTCTAGAAGGTTCTGTGGATCGACGCCGGAAGACGTTAAAGTGATGAGAGTGTTACTTGTATCACTCTTCAACTCGATTCATATAACTGGAAAGGAAGTATATCAATGGACCCATTCATTACCCAGTGGGCATTACCTTACAGC